GTCCTTTTAATGCTGTTGCTTGGTGTACTATTAACTAAACGAAACGTTGTTGTTAGTAATACCAACAAGACCTAAGTAGTCTGCCGCGTTACCAAGAGATGAAGCAGTATTAGCCAGTTCAACGTAACCGTATCTTGTCATGAATGACACGACTGGTTCGAATGAACTTGGATCTAATACAACACCGCTTGACATTAGTGGGATATATGGGCAGTAGAAAGCAGGAGCATCTGCTTCGCTTGAGCCTTTGTATCCAACTAGTACGCCTGTGCTATCTGAAGCGTATGCGTCTACATATACCTTCATAGCATTGTTTAAAGTACCAACCATTTTAGTGTTTGTTGGTGCTTCAAAAGTACCTTCAGTTGTTCTTGCGAACGCTGAAGTTGTTGCTGATTGAAGGATTGTTAGTGCGAATGGTGAAACTACAGCGTAGTTACCTGCACCACGACGTGTACGTTGAGCAATCAAGTTTGCAACTCTGTTGATTTGAACAGCAAGTGCCGCATGTTCGTCACCAACGAATGTTGCTGTACCTGATACAGCCGCTTGGTCGTATGTTTCAGCCGCCGCGCCTGCTAGGCCACGTAGTGAACCTAGGATCTCTTGGTCGATTTCAGCAGTAATTTCTTGTGCTAAAGCCGCCATGATTTCCGCTTCGATATCAATACCCTGTTGAGCTTGAGCGTCCTGAGCCGCTTCAAATGTCCAACGAGCTGATAACTTACGTGTTTTCGCTTCGACTGTTTGTTTTAAGATTTGGATCGATAGTCTACGACCTGCCGCACCTTCTAAAGATGCTGTAGATGACGCAGTACCGTTTGGATCCGTACCTGTACCTGAATAAGACGTACCAATCTTGAATGGACTTAGAGCCTCTTCACCTGCTGTGATGTTATCATTTGAATCTGAATAACGTACACGTAGCGTGTGAATTTGACCAACTGGTCCAGTCATTGGTTGTACACCAACTAGTTCATTTGCAATCACTGTTGGCATTACACGTCTGATCACTGGAAGAATAACTCTGTTAAGAGTTGCAACATTACCGGCAGAAGTGGCACCTGCTGTAGCGGCCTCTGAAAGATACTTTTTAGTATTTTCAAGGGTTACGCCCATCACAGTTTTTTTATTGCCTTCGAGGCCTTCCAGTAGTGCCCCTTTAGTTTCCTGCCAGCGGCTTTCTAGTAGTTCTGACATTTTCATGTTCTCCTTATTTGATTCCCGCTAGACGACGAATATCTAATACATTAGATACTGCGTCTGCACTACTAAATTGTTTAGTATTTTCTTTATTGCCTGTTACTTCTGTGCCTTCTGTAAGTGCCTGTCGCTTACTAGTTGTGTTTCCTTCCAGTACAGTTGGAAGATACTTGTTGTAAGAGTCTTCCAATTTATCTGTTTGTACGCCTTCTAGTAATTCTGTCATGATCTCTTTCTGCGATGCAGATAGAGGACTCATTAACTCGTACATAACGCCAATACGTTTTGCATCATCTTTGGATTTAGCAATTTGTAAATCTTTTGATTCTGCTAGGCGTTTGGTTTCTGTTATTTTTTTGACTGCTTCCGCTAGTTGCTCTTCTTTTTCTTTAAGAGCTTTCATCATCTTAGCCGCTTCTGATTTCTCATTTACGTAACTATGCTGATATTCTGTAGCGAACGCTTCAAAGATTTTACGACCAAAGTCGTGTCTGCGAGCCGCGTCGATGTCTTCCTTAAGTTGACCAATTTCTTTGTTAAGTGAATCAGTAACTGTCTGTTCAACAATCTTGGCGCTCTTTTCAACAAATCTACTTTTAATTTCTGCAAACTTGTCTTTTGCTTCTTTAACTAATCTAACTTTAGTTTCGGCTAGATCCTTTTTATCCTTCGCAAACTCGGATATTTCTTTTGCCAGTGCTTCAACGACAAATTCCTCTAGTTTAGTAAAGTTCTCTGCCATCAATTTTTGATCTTCGTGAAGCTCTGCAACTTCTTTAGCCAATGATTCTTTTAAGAACTCATCAAGCATATCTGAGTGTTCGCGAATTGCTACATGATATTTTGCTTTTGCTTCCGCAAGTTGCTTTCTATCACTGCTGAATTCTTTGATTTCAGATTCAAGACGATCAGAAACCATTTGATCAATGGCTTCTATCATTAGACTTTTGTCGTGTTCGTACTTTTGTGCGAACTCTTCACGTAGCTCAGAACGTACTACATCTTTATTTTCTGCAATACGAGCTTCCCAAGCATTTTCGATCTCTGCTCTGACTTCTTCGGAAATAACGTTGTTTTCAAATAGATTTTTAAGTGCGTCCAACATTTTCATGCTCCTCTGTTATCTGAGCCCGTTGATGATATTCACCAACTGATTCTTTAAATAGTTTTGTGCCTGTTTATCTTTTGCCATTTCAATAGCCTGATATCCGCCACGAGCATTCATCAAATGCTCATAGATTGGAGTGGGATATGCACCTGGGGCTGATGGCTGAGCAACTATATCAACTGTAATAATTTCAAAGTCACTTACTTGTCCTGAACCGTCTTCACTGACTGAACCGGAACCCCTTGAACTTACTCCAAGTTTCACACCGCTTTCTAACATTGTTTTAACAATATTACCCATTGGTGTTGGAATAATTTTCATTTTGCCGTAACCATTTGGACCGTCCATCCACATTTGAGTTATCATGTGACTGACGCGGTCCAAATTAATCTTTAGATCGTCTGGATGATCAACTTCTCCGAGAACTGAATATCCGCCGCTGACTTGGTCGTTGAGCGTTTCGACAGCCCTGCTGATCTCATTAACAGGATAGACACGCTGGTTTGCGTTTCTGATTCCGCCTTGGATACAAATACCTTTTAGGAAAAGATCCTTTGTACCATCTTTGTTCTCAGCAGACTCAACCACAATTCCTGCTTGGTCGAATGTTAGATTCTCACGAAGATACATCATCTTCAACTATCTCCTTCTTAAGAACCAATTGTGCTTTTTGCGTTATCTGAACCGCTTTCACTCTTGGCCTTAGCAGATGTCATGCTTTTTGATGCTTTTCCGCCTGGTACGTTTACGTTCCCTGCGTTATCTTCTTTAGCACCTGGAGCACTTCCACCTTTTTCTTCGCCGCCCTTGGCTATATTTGCTGAAGTACCGCCCATATCATTTTTACCTGCTACGGGTGACTTTGCTTTGTTGTCTTCGCCTTTTGGCTCAGCAACTTTTTCAACGTACTCACGTACATTTTCTTTTTCAGCATCGTCGTCTTCATCTTTGGCTTCATAAGCAATGGACTCTTCTTCTGGCTCTTCCATATCGGCTTCACCT